AAAATAAAATTAAGCACCTCCTTATTTAGAAGGAGATGCAGTTTTTGGTGCTTTAGAAATTCCTCCAACTTTTCCTTTTGGAGATTTGATTGCTTGTACAGCTTTGTTTGTACCACCTACTTTACCTGTTGGAGTTTTTGTAGCCCCCATTAGTTTCTTAGATTTTGTACCAGTTACATTTGCAGATTTCATTTTTATTTAATTTTAAGAGTTCCAATACTTCTCACAAGCCGTGTTCAAGTCTTTTAAAATATCCTCATTTAAAGGATTTTTTAAGTGCTCTAATACATCAGATACATTCCTACCTAACAACGCGTTAGTTTTAGTATGATAGATATAACCATCAGCCTTATTAACAATATACTTAAAAAATACGGAATCTCTAACAATTGATTTAATTTTTAGTGTTTCCATATCCATATTAGCTGTTTCCATAAAGGTTTTAGCAGCTCTTTCTTTGTTTGATTCACCAGCTAAACCAGCAATGTAATTATCCATGTTTTCATAGATTACATCATTTGGTGTAGATTTTCTATATTGTGTACTGTTAATATCTACAACTTTTGCAATGTAGAATAATTTAGTACTGTTTTTGTCAAATAATTTTTGCAATTCAGATAGAGCTTTGTTACGTAATTTTTTGTACTCAGTTCTAACCATTACAGTTTCTTCTTCTTTATCTAAATAAAACTTAGGTGGAACAGCTTTTGCTCTTGCATCTTCTAAGCTTTTTGAAACTAATGAGAATCCCCCAGCTTCAATTGCATAAAGTTTAATTCTATCATATGGGTCTTTAGGATCCAGGAACACTGGTTCATTACCACATGAAATAAAAATTCTATTCCAGAAGTCAGAATTGTTTGGTCTTAGTAAAGTTACTTTAGCCCAAAAGTCTTTATCATCAATATCAATAACATTTGCAGCAAGCTCTTGCTCTAACTCCGCAACTGCTAATCTTATCTCTCTTACCCTAGCTTCTTTTTCTGCTATAGGAAGTAGTTTGATCTCCGGAGCAAATTCATTTAATCCAGTTACATATCTTACTACACCATTGTTGTCTAAACAAGCTAATTGCTCATTGTGTGTTACTCCATCAAATAAACTCATTCCGTAGTCTTCTAATCCCATGTTAGAAGCAGAGTTATCAAAGTAAGGTCTTACAGCAATTGCTGTTTTTTTAATTGAGCCTTTTCCGGTCTCAACCATTGTAAAATTTTCCATTATATTGTTGGTTTTGGTTTTTGTAAAATTAATTAATTATTCTGGCACATCTCCAGATAAGTGTTATATTTTCTATCTAGATAGATAGTTGCATCTTGATACAATAATTTAATAGCTTTACATGTAACATCTGAAATAGTTACTTGATAAACATTAGCATTTTTCCTTTTTTTAGGAACAGTTTTAGTTTGTATAGAGTTAGCAAGTAAATAAATTAAAAAAGAGTCTAAAGTATGTTCTGTACCATACAAATCCAATCTTAACCCATTATACTTACCATCAGCCCTTTTATCATTAGGATAATATATAGAACCATCACCATCTACCAAACCTCTCCAAAAATCTTTTGAACCTGTTAAAAGATTATGAGGTGTTATACTCAATGTTTTATTATTTGTAAAATCAAAGAACTTTAATTTGTCATATATTTTTTGTGAACTAAAAGCACATCTAATATATGTAACATCTCTATATTTTCCAGAACCCTTTACTTCTCTTATTGTACACCCAAAAAAATTACTGAACTTAACTAAATGTTCATGATCATCTTTTTGTAATGTGAGACTTATTCTAGGTCTTCCTTTTTCTATATGACCATCAGCATATAAAAAACCTATCCAATACAAAGCTTCTGGTGTAAGAATATCTAAAGCATCATCTTTAACTTCTTTACCACTTTTACCTTTTCTTATTAGTTCAGATCTACTCTTTAGTAAATCATGCTCTTTAAAAATTCTAGCTAAAACATTTCTGTCAACTTTTAACTCAGAACTTACTTGTGTTAATGTAGAACCTTGTAAATATCTTTCTAAAGCTATTTGGATTCTAGAGTCTGCTATCTGTAATTTTTTCATATTACAAATATACAGACTCTAGTTTTATTATCCAAATAAACAAGGTAATTATTTACCCAGATTGCTTAGAAACTTCCTCCTGTAATAGGGTTTCTCATTACAATCTTTAATACCTTAGTCGGATCTTTAACCCAAATAGCAGGCATTGTTTGAGACATCATTACACGGTAACCATTGAACTGACCTGAAGATTGGAACCCTTGAGTTCTTCCCATGTAGTCCATAGTACCATTTTGATACCACCATTTCAATTGATTATCCCAAGATAATTTCAATAAGTAGATGTTATCATTAGTATTATCAGTGATATCAAAGATAATGAATGAGTAAGAAGATAATGGGAAACCATCAATGATTGGATTCTCAATATCATTAGTGTGAACATTATCAAATGCTGGATTCAATACAAATTTCACGTTAGCCAAGAATGGGATAACATATGAAGTGTATGCAAATCCAAAGTTCAAGTCCATACCTTTACCAGTGATAGCACCGATATCAGCAGCTTGAATCAATAAACCTGAAGATACTGCCTCACGTTTGATAGCCTCATTTACCATTCTCATACCACCCATACCAGTTTGTACAACTAGAGAGCGTTTTGGATCTGGACCTTGGAACTCAACTTTACCATTAAAGAAGTTGTAGATCTCTCCACGGAATAAATCCAATGTAAAATTGTTTTTGTTGTAGATTCTTTTGAAAGAGTTATCCAACTGTTTCCAAAGACCCACTGACAATCTTAAATCATCTGGACCATCTTGTTTGATTCTACCACCTTGTCCCCACATTAAGTATGTCTCAATATCTTGAGCAATCTTAGACAAGTGAGCAGATTCCATTGTAGTTAAGAAAGTTCTAGATAAATCACCATTGTCAAAAGCTTTTTTAACTTTGTCTTTACCTAATGTCTTAACCATATCATCTAAGCTATTGATTGAAGGATCATTTAAGTTTGTATCAAATGTTCTCCAGATTTCAGTTACAGGAACTGTACCATCTGCATTCATACCACCTTTGATCATCAAATCTGCTCTAGAAGAAATAGAGTAGTGAACATGAGCTTCAGCACCTCCTACAAAGTTGTAGAATTCACGGAAACCAGCTCTAGTTTGGATGTCAGAGAATCTCTCACCATACTCACCACGAGCAGAACCTTTACGGAATACTTTAGTACCATTAGCTAAGTACTTGTTATCCAAGAACTTGAAGTTATCATTATTTACTAACTGTACGGTATAGATAAATCCATCACCTACAGGTAAAATATCTTCAGCTGTTACATAAAGTTCAACACCGTTGTATTTGTCATATGTGAACATATCACCATGTCCAAACTCACGTCTGTTTAACTTTACTCTGAAGGTTGATCCTTCAATTCCTTTGAACTCATTATCTGGTTCAATGTCCTCAATAATGTAAGGAAGATCAATAGACACAGGAGTCTGCCATCTATATTCACCTCTTGCATTATCAACCATAATTACATTTTTTCCGCCAAAAGAAGACATTTGGTATAGGGGCATTTCAACTTTTTGAGCCATAGCCCATAAGTCTACTGGACCTAAATCCATTGGTTGTGCATCTTTCAACATGTTTACTAAGTGGTAAGAATCCACATGTGAACTTGCATTGTATGCAGTATCACGCAGAAATATACCATTGTTTAAAACTGGAGTTGCCATTTATATTTATTTATTAGTTACTTATTTAAAATGTACGTCTGAATATATTAGTATTCTGACGCTGTATTGTTTTTTGTGAAGATCCAGGTTTTTTAGTATCTGTTGCTCCAGTATTAGTTGAAGAACTTGAAAGTTTTCTTGACTCTTCAGTCTTCAATGCTCTCACAGTTTTTTCAACTGATTCTTTATTACCTACTTCTTTTACTCTATTTCTGTATCCTTCTGGATCTTGTAATAACCAAAGTGCTTCAGCAATTAACCCATGATTAGGTTCAACAAACTGATACTTCTCTAACAAGTGTCCTAACAAGTTTGTATTCTTACCTGATATAGATGGGTAGTTAGGTTGAACCAATCCAGAATAAAGTAAGCTTTGTACTTTCTTATCCAATTTAAGTCCTGCAAGTTCACCCGTTGCAAGTGTATTATACACACTATCAGTATAAGCTTTAGCTTGTTTTTGTTGTTGTTCTTTTTTGTGCTCTTGTTCTGCTAACTGTCTTGCAACAATTTCTTCTTGCATTCTGTCTAACTTAGGTTTAAACTGATTAGCTTTTTGTTCAAGCTTATTCATGTCAGCCCAATCTTGAATCTCTGATTCAATTTCTTCAGCATTTCCAAAGTTAGTAGCCCAAAGATATTGTCTAGCAATTTCTTCTTGGTCAACTTCATTAGAAGGATCTAAGTCAATGATCTCTTCTACATGCGCAAGAGTTCTAAAAAGACCCTTTAAATCTTGTCCACCATCAGCTACATATTTAGCAGCAATTTGAAGTTCTTCAGGAAGAGCATTAAAAAATTCTTTAGGAACTTTTGCTTTTACAGCATTTTCTCTTTCTTGAAAATTTGCTTCAAACAATTCTCTAAAATCTTTAGTACTGTACTCTTCTAAAGCTTTGTCATCATCAAAAGGAATTAGTGTTCCTTCCTCAATCATTTTTTGTGCTAGATCATAAAGACCTTCTTTATCTACTTTAGGTCTTCCTTTTGTTCCAGCTGTTTCTTCTTGAGAAATTAAACTATCTAACTCAGCAATAGTTTCTTCAACTTCTGCTTTATCTTCTACTGCTTGAGCTTTTTCTTTAGCTGTACTAGTTGTGTTGTCAAGGAACGTAGTGTCAATGTTTTCTTTGGAGAACATGGTCTTAGGCTTACTTTCTTCAGCTGTCTTACCATCTTCTGGTGTCATGATGTTTGCTGCACCAGGATTACCAAATAATTCATCAATGTTTACATCAACTTGTTCTACCGTTGTAGAATCTTGAATCTCATCAAGATTAGTTGCATCTTTGTTCATGTTGTTGGTTTTGGTTTATAATTTAATATAATAAATAAACTTGATAAATTTAAAAGTCTTAAAAATATTTTCTGCATTATATAGCTAAGGCTATTCTTTTTCATCAAATTTGTTTTTGTTCTCTCTAGCAATTTCTAGTTGTTTATTAGCAATTTCTTTTTGAGCTTGTATTTTTTCTCTTTCAATTTGATTCTTTTGAGAGTCATTGTTTTGTCTATTAGTTTCTTTTTCTCTCTGAAGATTCATTTGATCTTGAAACTGTTCACTATCTTTAATATCTTTCATAGCATCAATATAATCAGATTGCATGTTTTGGTTTATATCTACCATAGATCCCATACCAGCAGCTCTGATTTCTGCAATTAAAATATCTTTCTGTCTATTTTTCTCATCTCTCATTTCTTCAGCATCAATCTCCATTTTCTTTTGTTTTTCTTGAGACTCTATTTGCTGTTGTTGCATTTCTTGTTGATGTTGTTGTTCTTCTTGTTTTTGTTTTTGTTGTTTCTCTTCAGCAGCTTTAAGTGTATTATTAACTTCAGAGACTGTATCTGCCTGCACAAGTTTTCCTAAATCATAAATAGTTGCACCAGTAGTATTATTAGTCATAGCCATTTGTTTCAATTGCTCTAACACAGCTCTATGATTTGCTGTAGTGGTACAGAATATATTAAGATCTCTCATTAATAAGTCTGTCCCATTTATTTCAAAATTTACTTTTTCATCTGTTGATGTGACATAGGAAAGTCTAGCTGACGGTTTTGTTGAGTGATAGTATTGTGCAAGATCTGTTCTCATTGTATGCACTCTAGGCATTAAGTAATCACAGTGTTGAATAAAATATACTTCTGTTTGTGCATATGATGCAGAAGCCGCTTGCTCTACTCCTGTAGCGGTCATTTGAGATAACTGTTGTCCCAATCTTTGAGGATTAATTCCAATTACATCATAAGCTTGTTGCTTAAAATGTTCTGATAATTTAATCCTTGACATTAACCTATTTGTTTGTTCAAGATCTAATTTTTGAAAATGTTGAAAGTTTAATGGGTTTTCTGTATTGGTAATTGATGTATCAAGTGGTAACATTTGGAAATTTTTCATAGCAACATAAGCTTTTGCTAAGTTGTTTTTTCCCCAGTCTTCTCCAGCAGAGTGTCTTGGTAATGCATTTTGATCAAGTAATATCACAGTACCTAACTCATCAACTAGTATATCAGCTATCTGATTGTTTACAATGTTGTATCCAATCTGGTATGGCTTCATTAAATCTAACAAAGATGTTGACTTAGTATTTCTATCTGAGAACACAGCTCCTTCTACAGGAAGCTTACAACCATACAAACTATTGTCACCTTTAAATTGGAATCTTAATGGTCCAATATGGTTTTTATCTATACCAATGTATAGCGGAGAAAATCCTCCAGGATTATTCATACCCCAGAATGAAGGAATATTAGGACCAATTTTTACACCACCCCAAACTTCATTAATCCATATCCAGTCAATGTGCTCTCCATAGACAAGATTTTCTTTAGTTTTATTTTTGAATAATCTTGTATCATAAATTGGATTGTCTGTTACTTTATAATCTTCAGTTATGATCTCATTAATAACTTCACCACTATCTTTTACTTTTGTTAAGTGACCAACTTTTCTTTGAGATTTCCAATAACAAGTTGTAACTCTTAATAAATATGCTGTACCTTGATCATAGTAATCTTCTCCTTCAGAAAGAATTTGATTAACAATATCTCCACCATCATATACAGATCCAGCCATCATTGTGGTATATTGTCTGTATGCTAATGAAGGCATGTTAGTATTCCATTCATGAGATTTAGTAGCATCATAGAATGTACCATCATTTTGACCACCTATTGCATAACCTGCAGATCTAATTGGATAAACGGCTTCTAATGCCTCATGTTGTTCCTCTGTAAGTACGTAACCATATTTATCAATTACATCTGCAACTGTTAACATATCTACTTTACCTACCCAGTTACCTTGAGAAATATATCTTGCATCCGGAGACTTGTGATAAAAAGTTACAGGTGGATTCCATAATTCTACATCATAATCATCCTCCATCATTCTAAAATGCCAGAACTCTCTATCTGTAATAAGCATATCTCTGAACCCTCTTTCTTCTAGTTCATCCATATGGAATCTTTCAACATCTACTTTATGTTGGTGAGAAGCCCATTGTTCTACAAGAGATCTGTAATTTTTTTTAAAGAACCCTTCTATTTCAGGTAATGATTTAATACTTTCTGGAGCCATTTGTTGTTGTGCTTCAGGAGAGTTAGGGTCTAACCCTTGTTCTAATAAAGCAGCTTGTATTTTATTGGTTGCATCTGACATTAGAGTTTCTTCTACCATCTTTCTTTTTTGCTCCATCATCTCATTATATGAGAAATCATCAATGGCTCTGTAAGTAAGTTTGGTAGATCTTTTAGCAAATTCAGCTACTAGAACATTAATAACATTTGGAATAATAGGATAAAACTTTAACTCTAAAGCAGACCAGTCTTCTCTAGTTAATACATCAACAATTTCTTTCATTTCATTGTTTTCTTCAACTATGTAGTCTGACTTGTCTATAATACCTTTAGCAAGCTTATAGTTTTTCATCAGCCTCCGTGCATTTCTACGGATTTGTTTTAACCCATTCCACTCTAACCAGTCAAGATTCCAAGCTGCCCACTCTTCATCTTTTTCCTTTTTAGGAACAAATTGTAAAGGTTGAGTAATACTACCCATTCTGTTATGAGATGCCTTTGCTCCTTTTTTGAGCTGCATAGCGTTAAATACTTGCATATTATATTAATTTAAATATTGTTTTATTTTTTGTAACTCCATTAAGTTGTCTATTCAAAGTGGAATTATTAAATCCATATTTTCTACATACCTCAGATATAGAACTAAAAATTTCTTTTGTTTCCAAGTTAATAACTTTTTTTTGAACAAATGAATAATCTTTAGTTGTGTTTATGATTGATTTATCTGATAAATCATAAACTATTTTATTTTTCAATTCTTCAATTTCTTGTTTGGTAAGTATATGTCCAAACTTTAAATAATAATTATTTATAGATTTGCTTACAACACATGCTCTTCGTACTCTTGTTGAACTTGTGTTTAAAAATAAAGCAGCTTCTACCAATGTATTAAACCTATGTATAATATACGTTTTTAAATTGATAAGTACAACTCTTCTACTGTTCCTGTTAATGAATACACCACCTTTCCTACAATGAGTTTTGTTTTTAAATCTATTTTTTGTTGCAATAGATATTTTTAATTTTGATTCTGGTGTATGCTTTAAATTTGATATACCTTCTCCACCATCTGTTAAATTACAAAGTTTTCCTAAAAATACATCAGACCTTCCATAATGCTTAATATATTCTTTTTCTTTTTGACAAGCTTCTTCCCATGTAATATCAGTATGTAATATTTCTACTAAAAATTCACCACTACATTTATTTACAATATTTTTCCAATACTTATTACGACTACATCTAGTATAAGCTCTATTTAAAGTTTTACCAATACCTACATAGAATACATCTTTTGTATCAATTCTTATATGCTTATATACACAGGCCATTATTTTATATTTTTAAAAGGATTTCTCATTTTATTACCTCCTTGTGATGATCTACTACTACCCATATTCTTAAATAAACTTTTTTGTACACGGTACAAATTTTCTGACTTCTGCAAATTTTTGGCTGCATCATCCATGATGACTCTCTTAGCATAACCTCTGTTTGCTTGCTGTATTCTCATGAATGCAACCAGTGCACAAAATGCCACAAGCCTATCCACATTGACTCCATCTGAGTATGCACCCATTTCTTTTAACAACATAATATCCGGTATCCTTTCAATACCATATTTAGTTCTTACAATAGTACCATCAGATTTAGTTTCAACATCTAATTCTTCTTTAGTATATTCTATAGCATAACTCAGTAAGTGGGCTTTAAATAAAGTTCCTGTATTCTTCCAACCATACTCTTGATATACTGAATTATTAGATCCAAGATCTTTTAAGAACATTATTTGACTTTTTGGTACTAAGTACTTCTGCTTCTTTCTAGAGATCATGTACTGGATAAATAATGAAATGTTATTCTCAATTACAGTCCATGCATTATACCATTCTATTATTGTCTCAAGTCTTTGGTGAGTTTTATTAATATCATCAAACCTTCCACACCAAGCAGCTACAATTTTATCTGGTTCAATATATGTTTCTGTTTCAATACCTGTAACCTTTGTTACTTCTACAGGAGCTTTCATAACATATATAGAACATAATGATTCTGATGTTGTAGTTTTACCTTCCGCCACCGGGTCAATACTTGCATAGTACATACCAAAACTAGGATTCTCAACTGGTCTTTCCCATACTACAAGAACTCCTGTTTTATCTTCAGTATTTTTTGTAATTGGAAATTCTGTAATTGGTCTTCTATTACTATGCTCAGGAAGTATCTTTCCATTAGCATCTCTGCCTAAGTCTAAGAACTCATATGAATAATCTTTATCTTCAATCCTTCTTTGCTGTGCTGTTACAAGATGCATTGGGAATTTAGATACTGTTCTGTTAGCAAAAGCTTCTTCAATATTTCTTGGATGCTGAGAAATCCTTAACTGATATGTTTCTGGAGAAAGTTCTTTTTTCCATTTTTCAAACTGATCATCTAGTGCTTCTAATGCTTCTTGTACTTTAGAATTTCCAAAGTTGTCAATATATGGAGGCATAGACCACTGTTCAGGTATGAACAATCCTGATCTTCCTACAGAACCTTTATTATCTAGTAAGTCTGTTTCCACAGAATAGATATCATTTTCATTTGGATACAGAATCATTTTTCTCAAGGGTTCACACTGAGATAAATCCCCTACAGATCCTGCAGCAATAAATACCCCAGTAGTTGTTAAACCAGATCTCATGGCTGGACGCATATACTCATAAGTATTATCCATCCTTGGAGCAATCCCAGCCTCCTCATGAAAGAAGTATTTTACAGGACCCCCTACACCATTTGTTGGATCTTTCTCAAATGACATACCTTGGATAGTACCTTTAAGACCTACTTCTGTTTTTCTATCACCTCTTCTTACCTCAATTTTCTGTTGCCACATCATCACCTTATCTGGAGACATTGGTCTGTACCATGCAGTATGTTCATTAAGAAAAGCTGCATACTCTTGTAAAAACTTCCAAGATCCTTTCTCATTAATGTAGTCTTTAAG